CGCCCCCAAACACAACCGCGAAATTTTGACCCGGGGGGTCTGGCGCCAGGAGGTATCCCCATGCCTACTGGACGGCCTCCGACGCCAACGGAGCGTAAGCGCCGGCTCGGCAATCCCGGGAAGCGGGCTCTCCCAGATGCCTCGAATGTGGTGGCGCTGCCGCCGGTTGAGGATGAGGTTCCTCAACAGCTTGGCCCGGCCGGCCGGGCGGTGTGGGAGTTGGTGCTGGATCAGTGCAAGTGGCTGGCGGAGTCTGACCGGCCAACGCTAGTGATGCTGTGCGAGAAGTTCGACCGCCGCCAGGACTTCATGGTGCGCCTTGAGGCTTCTGAACCAGTGCTCTACACCGATAAGGGCTACGCCTACCCTAATCCGCTGGTTGGGATGCTGTCGACGCTTGAGTCGGAACTGGCGAAGCTTCTTTCGGCGCTCGGGCTGACACCGACGGACCGTACACGCCTCGGCGTTGCCGAGGTGAAGGCGCAGTCGAACCTGGAGAAGCTGCTGCAGCGCCGGGCGGAGCGGTCCGATGGCGGCGCGTAGGGGCTCGGCGCCACCACGGTTTCCGAAGGTGCTGCCTCGCGGCCCCGAGCTGTGGGATCCGTCGAAGTCGGCGTGGAACGAGAACAACACCGACGGCATCTTCACGTGCGAGCTCATCGAGTCGTATCTGCGGCTGACGAAGGGCGTGCAGCGCGGCCAGCTGGTGAAGCTGCGGATGTGGCAGGCGGACACCATCTGCGACATCCTCCGCCTGGAGCCGGGCGGCAGGCAGCGGATGTACTGGACGTACCTGCTGCTGGTGCCTCGGAAGAACTCGAAGAGCCTGCTGGGTGCCGGCCTTGCGATCGACGGCCTCCTGGACGAGCCGGGCGCCGAGGTGTACTCATGCGCCGCGGACAAGGACCAGGCGAAGCTCATCTTCGGCGAGGTCAAGGCTGCGGTGGAGATGTCTCCGGAGTTGGACGCGAAGCAGGGCGGCCTGTTCAAGGTGTACCGCGATGCGATCGAGTATCCGGCTGCCGGCTCGGTGTACCGGGCCCTGTCGAGCGAGGCGTTCACCAAGGAAGGCCTGAACCCGTCGCGCGTGTTGTTCGACGAGCTGCACGCCCAGCCGAACTCCGAGTTGTGGGACGTGATGAACCAGGGCTCGGACACGCGCGCGCAGCCTCTGATCGTGGCTATCTCCACGTTCGGCAGGAAGACGCAGGCCGATGGCGGCGACACGATCTGCTACCAGCAGTACCAGTACGCCAAGAAGATCATCAAGGGTGAGGTTGACGACCCGCGGTACGGGGCGCGGATCTACGAGACCAACGACCGTGCCCGCGGCTTCCGGTATCTCGACCAGTCGGCGTGGGAGCAGGCGAACCCGGCTTATGGGGACTTCCTCGACCCGGAGAAGATGGCCGCGGTATCCCGGAAGCTGTCCGAGGCGGACTTCAAGACGAAACGCCTGAATGTCTGGGTGACCAAGGCCGAGGTGTGGCTCCCTGAGGGTGCCTGGGAACGCGTCGAGGACGCCGAGCAGACCATTCCGGACGGCGAAGAGGTCGTCTTGGCCTTCGACGGCTCCTACAACAACGACGCGACCGGCCTGATTGTCGTCCGCCCGGGCGAGCCCCTGAACTGGGACCCGAACGACCCGCAGCACGCCGACCTGGACGAGGACGAGCGGGACCAGTTGTGGGCCGAGCACAACGCCGGCCTGCGGATGCCGCACGTGGACGTCGTGCAGTTGTGGGAGCGGCCGAAGGACGCCCCGCCCGACTGGGTGGTGCCGATCCTGGAGGTCGAGGACACGATCCGGGCCGCCTGCCGCCGCTGGCAGGTCCGGGAGATCGTGTGCGACCCGGCCAGGTGGGCGCGCTCGTACCAGATCCTGGAGGCCGAGGGCCTGCCGGTCGTGGACTACCCGCAGTCCCCGAAGCGGATGGTGCCGGCGACCCAGCAGTTCTTCGAGGCCGTGATGAACCAGCGGATGACGCAGTCCGGGGATCCTCGGCTGGCCCGGCACATCGCGAACGCCGTCACAAAAGCCACCAGCGGCGGCCGAATGATCTACAAGGAGAGCAAGGGCAGCCCCCGCAAGATTGACCTGGCTGTGGCCGCGATCATGGGCCTGAATCGCGCCAGTCGGCCGCCCGAACGCAAACCCGAACCGCAGTTCTGGAGTTGGGCCGACCTGTAGCCGTAGGGGGTGCGTGTGGTGCGTGTCCGCCTGCGTAGGTGGTTGCGGGTGCCTCGGGTTCGTCGTGGGCCTTTGTCGGATGCGGTGGAGGTGGCGGGGATCGGCTGCCTGGTGGGGGCGGCGTGGTGGTGGCTGCCGGTTTTCGGGCTGGTGGCGACGGGGTTGGCGCTGCTGTTCGTCGGGTGGGTGATCGACGATGAGCCTGCTGCGTAGGGCGGTGCGGCGGGGGCCGGAACGACGCGTGAGCATTGTCCCGTCGTCGACCGGCGACCCGTGGGCGATCCCCAGCAACGGCTCACTAGCCGCGTACACGGCGGCCGGGGTGCCGGTCACCGAGGACACCGCGATGCAGTTGATCGCGGTCGCCGCGTGTGTACGGATCCTGTCGCAGACGGTGGCGGGGCTGCCCCTCTCGGCGGTGCGCATGCAGGGCGAGATCCGCAAGACCCTGTCGCCGCCGCCGGCGATCGTCGCGGACCCGTTCGGTGGCGCCACATCGACGGCGCTGCTGACGCGCCGGGCCGGCTTCGGGCAGATGATGGTCAGCCTGCTTCTGCGCGGCAACGCCTACGCGGTGGTGACCGCGAGGGACAAGTTGCTGCGCCCGACGCGGCTGCGGATCCTGCACCCGGACCGAGTGCGCTGCCGGTTCGACAAGGCCGGCCAGCGTCAGTATTGGATCAACCGTAAGTGGACTGACGCCGCGGACATGGTGCACCTGATCGGCATGGCCTATCCGGAGTCGCCGACCGGCATGAGCGTCATCTCCTACGCGCGGACGGCGATCGGCCTCGGTTTGGCGGCCGAGGAGTACGGCGCCGGGTTCTTCGGCAAGGGTGCCCATCTCAGCGGTTTGATCACAGTCCCTGGCGATCTGGACCGTGAGCGGGCCCGGCAGATGAAAGAGGCGTTCGAGGCCAGCCACTCCGGCTTGGAGAATGCCCACTCGATCGGTGTCCTGTCAGGGGGCGCCGCGTGGACGCCGATCAGCGTCACTCCGGAGGATGCCCAGTTCCTCGGCACTCGCGCGGCCCAGAACCTGGACATCGCGATGCTGTTCGGCATCCCGCCGCACATGCTCGGCCAGGTCGACCGCACCACCTCCTGGGGAACGGGCATCGAGCAGCAGACCCTGGGGTTCCTGCGGCACACGCTGGCGGCGTGGATCGGCCCGTTCGAGGACGCCTGGTCGATGATGCTGCCGAAGCCGCAGTTCGCCCTGTTCGACACGGACGATCTGCTGCGCACGGACACGGCGGGCCGGTGGCTGTACTACCAGACGGCCCGGAACATCGCGGGGATGACGCCGGACGAGATCCGCGCGAAGGAGAACTTGCCGCCGCTGCCCGACGGCAAGGGCACCGACCCTTATGCGCCGTTGAACAGCGCGCACACGACCGATCCGGGCTGGGAGCCCGACCAGCCTGACGCCGGCCCGCAGCCGGATTCTGGACCGTCCGAGTCTGCGAAGGGACCGTGACATGCCCGCTGTGAGTGTGCACCACACCGCGACCACCGATGCCGCGTGGGATGCGAACGCCGAGGTGGGGAAGCTCGGCGACGACTACACCGAGGCCGATCTGAAGGCGGAGTTCGCGTGGGTGCCGGACGGGGCGGACCCGAAGAAGTCGGCTTGCAAGATGCCCCATCACGTGGTCGGCGCGGACGGCAAGCCCGGTGCGGCCAGCATTAGGGCCTGCGAGTCGGTCATCTCGATCCTGAACGGCGGCATGGGCGGTGCGGACATTCCCGAGGCGGACCGCAAGGGCGTGTACGACCACGTTGCGGCCCATTTGAAGGACGCGGGCAAGGAGCCGGCCGAGCTGAAGTCGGCGCCCAGCGTCCCGGACCGGTCGGCGCGCGGCGAGCGGCGTACCGCGGTGGAGCACCGTGCGATGCCATTCCGCGAAGTGGAGCTCCGGGCGGTCCCGGACGGCGCGGGCGGGGAGACGCTTCGGTTCGAGGGCTACGCCTGCGTGGTCGAGCAGCCTTACGAGATGTACGACCTGTTCGGCCCGTACACGGAGGTCGTTCGGTCGGGCGCGTTCAAGAAGACCCTGTCCGAGGGCGCGGATGTCCCCTTCTTGGTCAATCACGAGGGCCTCACGCTCGCCCGCACCAAGTCGGGCACGCTGCGCCTGTCGGAGGACTCCACGGGCCTGCACACCGAGGCCGACCTCGATCCGTCCAGCCCGCACGTGCAGGCCCTGCGCTCCGCGATGCAGCGCAAGGACGTGGACGAGATGAGCTTCGGCTTCTGGGTGACCCGGCAGATCTGGTCGCCGGACTGGGAGCAGCGCGACATCCTCGAAGTCAACCTCAACAAGGGCGACGTGAGCATCGTGAACTACGGTGCGAACCCGCACACGGCCGGCGCGACTCTCAACTCCCGGGACCTGCAGGCGCATCTGGAGCGGCTGAACCCGGACGAGCGCCGTGAGGTCTTCGAACGCCTCGCCGCGGAGTTCCGCACCCCGGAGCCGGCGCCTGTGCTGCTGACCACCCGCAGCGACATGCTCACCTGGACCAAGGAGCGGGTGGGCGAGCTGCGTGAGGGCAAGGCGCTGTCTGCGGACACGCTGGCGACGCTGCAGCAGGTGCTCGACATGGTCGCCGCGGCTGACGAGAACGTGGACGAGGCGCAGGAAGTCCTCTCGGACCTGATGGGCGTTCCGAACCCGGACGACGACGAACCGGAGGGCGGCATGGCCAGCGAGGCGGTTGAGGAGCAGCAGAACGCTGGCGACCTCGACTGGTACGAGTACCGCGCCCGAGCGCTCGCCCTGTAGAGGGATCCGCGATGCCGATCGTGCGACTGCGAGTCAGCACCGAGATGGACCCCCACTTCACTGACGCGGCCCTGAGCCTGCTGAATGCCGAGGCGGTCAACAAGATCCCCGATTCCAGCGGCTACGGCTTCATCTACCGGCTGGACATCCCGGACGCGCCCGTAGACGCGGTGGAGATGTCACCGGTTTTCGCCCGCGACAGCGATGGCGCCACCAGCGTGCAGAGCTTCGGCTGGATGCGCGCAGGCGGCACCGCCATCTGACCTCGCTGGCCTTGTAGCCCGACCCCTAGACCACCCGGAGCCGCGTCGCGGTGTCCGGGTTTTCGCCTGCCCGGCCGCCGCGCCGGAGCCCGCGCCGGACCCCTGTGAGGGCACCACCCGGGCCACCACCCAGCACGCATGGCAGGCACGCCAACCCCATCTACAGAGGGAGCCACCCGTGAACAAGCGGGAAATGATCAAGGCTCTCCAGGAGACGCGTGCCGAAAAGCGCAAGGCGCTGGACACCATCCTGGAGAACGTCGCCACCCAGAAGCGCACCAAGCTCACCGACGAAGAGCGCAGCCAGTTCGACGCCGGCGAGCAGGAGATCCGCGACATCGACGCCCGGTGCGCCGAACTCGACGAGCAGATCCGCACCGACGAAGCCGCCGCCGAGATGGCCAAGCGGTACGCCCAGCCCCAGCCCGGGGGCGCCGGTGGCGGGGACGACCGGCCGCCGGCCGCACGTGGCATCACCGCCGACGAGCCGCCCGTCTACCGGTCCGGTCCCGGCGGCAGGAGCTACTTCCGCGACCTGTACCTCGCCAAGCGGCAGGGCGACCGGGAAGCGCTGGAGCGCCTGCACCGCAACGACAAGATGGTCGCCGACGAGGTCCAGGAGCGCGCCCGCCGCGGCGACCGCCGGGCTGAGCAGCGCGCCATCTCCACCACCAACGGCGCCGGCGGCGAACTGGTGCCGCCACTGTGGCTGGAGGACAAGTTCGTGGCGCTGGCCCGCCCGGGCCGCGTGACCGCTGACCGGGCCGTTCCCGGTGATGTGCCTCCGGGAACCGACAGCATCAACATCCCGAAGATGCTCACCGGCACGGCGGTGGCGGTGCAGGCGACACAGAACTCGGGGATCCAGCAGACGGATGCGACGACCGGCAGTGTCGCCAGCCCCGTCATCACTCTGTCTGGCGGTCAGACCATCTCCATGCAGCTGGTGGAGCAGTCCCCGCTGAATGTGGACGACCTGGTCCTGGGCGACCTGGCGATGGACTACGCGCAGAAGGCGGACGTCCAGGTCATCTCCGGCTCCGGCTCGTCTGGCCAGGCGACCGGGCTGCTGACCCTGTCCGGCACCAACTCCATCGCGTGGACGCAGACCACCCCGGCGCTCGGTGGCACGGGCGGCATGTACGCCAGCCTCGGTGCGGCCGTGTCCGCGATCCACACCACGCGGTACCAGCCGCCGGACTGCATCATCATGCACCCGCGGCGGTGGTCGTGGGCCCTGGCCCAGTCTGACAGCGCCAACCGGCCGATGGTTGTGCCGTCCGGGCAGGGGCCCAACAACGCGGCTGCGCAGCCGGGGGCGATCGCCGCGGAGGGCTACGTCGGCGAGATGCTCGGCCTGCCCGTGTTCACGGACGCCAACCTGCCCACCAACGTCGGTGCCGGCACGAACCAGGACGTCATCATCGTGGGCCGCATGTCCGACGTGTACCTGTGGGAAGGCAACGTCCGGGCCGAGGCGTTCGAGCAGACGTATGCCGCACAGCTCTCGCTGCTGGTTCGGCTCTACAATTACGTCTCGTTCCAGCCGGGTCGCTACCCCAAGAGCCTGGCTGTGGTCACGGGTACGGGAGCGGTCACACCTGCCTTCTGAATGCGCCTATCGTCCGTTTCGGCGGATGTGGTTGTGCTTGGAAAACCAGGTCGGCGAAGTGCTCGCCCTGTTCTGACCGCCAACTCAACGACGAAGGCCAGCCCCTGCGGCTGGCCTTCGTCGCTCCCGAAGGGAGCCGCATGGCTGGCCCGTTCACCCTTGTGCCGTCTGCCGCGCGCACGACTTCCGGCAACTCCGGCCCGCTCGCCCTGGCGGATACGTCAGTGCTCGATCTCGAGGTCGCCGTGACGGCGGTCTCCGGTACTACCCCGTCGATGACGCTGTCCGTCACGTGGTCCGACGACGGCACCAGCTTCGGGGCACCGGACGGTGGCGGCGATACGTTCACTGCGATCACCGCGGCCGGGACGGTGGTCAAGCAGGTGCAGGTCAAGGGCCTGTACGTCCAGATCGCTTGGGCGATCACCGGAACCACCCCATCCTTCACGTTCTCCGTGCTCGCCGCTACCTGAGAAGGGGCACCACTCATGAACCCGATCAACATTGCCCGTGGTCTGCTGGACCAGCACGAGCTGGTCAAGGAAACCGACCCCGAGAAGGCTGCCTCGATCCGCGAGCAGCTGGAGACGATGGCCGACGACATCCGTGAGGCGGTGCAGGAGAACCGGGGCCTGGTGGACCCGGCGACTCTCGAACTGGAGGACGGCAAGCGCATCCCGACGGTGGCCGCAGCGGAGATCCGGCAGGTGGGTCTGCAGCTCGACGACCTGCTGAGTGGTGGCCGGGGTGCCGGGCCGGCGCCGAAGCGCACCACGAAGGCGGCTGAGCCGCCGAACAAGACCACCGCCTGACGGGCCGCGGTGGGCGTGAGGGGATGGTGAACCGGTGCCGTTGATCTACTTTCCGGGGCAGGATGTGGGCCTGTCCGCGACGGTGGTCGACGACACCGGCGCCCCCGCGACCGGCAGCCTGTCCGTCACGCTCACGGTAACGGACCCGACCGGTGCGGTTACGACCCCTGGCGCCTCGTCGGCTGGCGGCGGCGTGTACGTAGCGGTCGTGCCGTCGGTAGCGTCAGCTGGGGTGTGGACGTACCGGTGGACGGCGACCGGCACCGGCGTGAACTGGGCGGACGAGGGCCAGTTCCAGGTGCGGCCGATGGGCGTGGAGCAGGTCGTCGACCTGGCATCGGTGAAGGCCCACCTCAACATCGACACGGTCAACGCGGACCGGGATGCGGAGTTGCAGGGCTTCATCCTCGCGGCCGGGGACATCGCCCGCGACATTGTGGGGCCGCTGCTGCCGGAGCAGCACACGCAGTTCTTCGATGGCGGCCGCTCGGTGATCGTCCCGGACTGGCTGCCGCTGGCGTCGGTGCAGTCGATCACCGAGTACTACGGGCTGTCCGCCTTCCCCCTGACCGAGCAGCCG